TGCCGTTTCACAACAAGAAATTGCAACAAAATACATGGCAATAAAGGCAGAGTTGAGAGAATACACCCGGCGCGCATCACTATCTGAACTTGACGAGATGTTGAATAATCTTGTTTAGCGCCTAACGATCTTAGATCAGCGCACGGCGACGAGCCATGCGAGGATCGGCGAATTGAACGAGGAGCACAGCCGCCAATTCCGTTCGCTGAATTGGATGGTTAGGGTGCGGGAGGTACGTATGGCAGAGTCTAGCTGGAAACCTTTCCCTGAAAGTTGCCCCGAGTGTGGGGAGGATTCGGAGATATTCACAACCTCAGGCGGATATGGGTATGACGCCGACCCGGTAAGGTGCGCCGATCCTTCTTGCGGGGCAAGGGGGTACTGGTCGGGGGATTCAGAATCCGAGTTTTATGTTAATTGGGACGTTTAACACCCTAACGGTTGAAGTAACCGGCGGCGTCGTGCTGCAACTACGAAGCACTCGTGTGGACCCGTCCGGTTCACTGATGGGTTCGTTTTTGCCATACCCGCAAGACCCCGCTTTTGCAAACTGATGGAGGATCAATTGAATGAGCTGGCACTTTTCGCAGGCGCTGGAGGCGGAATACTTGGAGGCAAACTGCTTGGATGGAGAACCGTTTGCGCCGTGGAAGTCAACACCTTTTGCGCCCGACGACTCATGCAGCGCCAAAATGAAGGACACCTGCCACCGTTCCCCATTTGGGACGATGTTCGTACCTTCGATGGACACCCCTGGCAAGGAGTTGTTGACGTTGTTTCTGGTGGCTTTCCCTGCCAGGACATCAGCGCCGCCGGGACGGGAAACGGGATTGACGGGGAACGGTCTGGATTGTGGCTGGAAATGGCGCGAATCATCGGTGAGGTACGACCTCGCTTTGCGTTTGTGGAAAACTCGCCAATGCTCACTTCTCGGGGACTCGGAACCGTACTCGGAGACCTGGCCTCGATGGGGTACGATGCGGAATGGGGAGTGTTGGGAGCGGCAGATGTGGGCGCGAATCACCAGAGAGACAGGATTTGGATTGTGGCCTACCGTGACTGTTTGCGGAAACTACAATCGAAAAGGTTTGAGCAAGAACAGCGGGGACGGATTGGCGACGGCGGTGGCATATTGGCCGACTCCAACGAAATCGGACGGCGGCGGCGGGCCGGGATGTTCGGGCAGGGAGGGCGGATTGAACCTAAGAACGGCTGTAACGAAATGGCCGACGCCGACTGTCAACGACTCAAAAAACAGCACCTTGCCACCATCTCAAGTGAAACACGACAACATCTCTGGGGCGCTGCTGCGTATGGGCGAGAAAACTGGTGGGCAACTGAACCCGGAGTGGGTCGAGTGGCTCATGGGGTGGCCTCTCGGGTGGACCGACTGCAAGCCCTTGGAAACGGACAGGTGCCACAGTGCCATGCCGAGGCTTGGCAACGCCTGATTTTGCGGGGTAGTTAAGCGGGCGGCAAAAACGAACCTTTGATTAGACGGACCGTGCAAGGTTGCCATGTACCGTAAACGCACCAAGGGAAGTCGAAAATTCAACGAACGCATGGCCGCCGCCCGTGCAGCAAAGGAGCGTCTCCGCCTCGAAGGAGACGCTCCTGATTACCCCGCTGAACCTCTCCTGATCCGCCGGCGGGTGATCATCGAGGATTACGACGGCGGCCAGGTGGTGCGGCACGAGTTTACGCTGGCCCGATCCGGGCGGATTGACAGCTACGATGTTTCGGCCGATGGGGTGTCCCTCGGTCGCATGGGGTGGGCGCGGGCTCTTGTTTTTGTCCGCAAGGCGTTTATCCGCACCGGTCGATTCGATTGAACCTTTTATGCAAACTTGTCAGGGAGGAACAGATGGAAAACGCCGAGATTCTGAGGGAGTTTTATGGTCGTCTGCACCGGGAGTTCGATCACCTGGCCCCGGTGATCATCGCGGTGATCGTGGAGGAGTTGGGCGGGCAACGGTTGACGTTTCCCGACCGGCGCACCATGGACCGCATGGAGCGGGACCGCAGGATACGCACCCGTTTCAACGGCTGCAACGGTCAGGAGCTGGCTCTGGCGTTTGATCTTTCTCCCCGGCAGATCCGCACCATCGTCTCCGATAAATAATTAGTGAAGGCTATTGGCAGAAGGCTTCCCCCGGTTATGATAAAAGGTTGTCCGTATGCAACTCCCTCCTGTCCCGGCTGCCCGGGCCCGGCTACCCGGGCAGCCAATTTTTAAGGAGGGGCAGGATCAATCTACCCAGGGGTGACACATGACCGGTGCCGATATCGTCCGATTTCATGAATCCCTGAAAGCCTCCCGCCTCCCCCTCGAACATCACGTTCGCCAGTGTTACCAATATTCCCACCCCATCCGTGGCGTTGAATTCGGCGCCGGTAACGACATCACCCCTGAAGTAGCCCAACAGCAGGCCGCGCAGATGCAGGCCGGTCTCAATGACAGTACCGTAACCGATTCGGCCAATATTCTGGCCAGCACTCTGGTCTCCGGCATGACCCCGGCCAATTCCCTGTGGTTCGGGTTCGGTGCCGGAGACGATGCCAGCGGCGAGGTCAAGGCCTGGCTCGATGGCGAGGCAACGGAGATCCACAAGGGCATTCATTCGAGCAACTACGATTCCGCCGGGTTCGAAGCCATGCTCGACGTGGTGGACGCCGGATGGTGCGCCCTCTACATCGAGGAGGGCGAAGAAACGGACTACATGTTCGAGACCTGGCCCCTGGCCTCGTGCTGGTTTGCGACGACCAAAAAAGGCGGTCTGGTTGATACGGTCATTCGCCAGTTCACGCTGACGGCACAGCAGGCGGTGCGCGAGTACGGCAGTCGCTGTCCGGAGAAGATTGTCGAGGCCGTGGCAAAAAATCCCTATCAGCGTTTTCCCTTTTTGCAATACATCGCGCCGAAGTCCCTGGAGAAGGGGAAGCCGAAGGCGACAAAGGATGCCCTGCTGCCGTTCGATTCTTTCCATGTCTGCACCACCACCAAGCGGATCGTGCGCAGCGGCGGTTACGCCGAGTTTCCGGTGGCCGTTCCGCGTTGGCTGAAGCTGCCGAACAGCGTCTATGCTCAGGGCCCGGTGTCTTTTGTGCTGCCGGACGCCAAGACCCTGAACGAGGTGGAGCGGTTGAGTCTGGCCAACGGAGACATGCAGATTTCGGGGATGTGGGGCGCGGTCGATGATGGCGTACTGAATCCGAAGACGGTCCGGATCGGCCCGAAAAAGATCATCATGATGAAATCGAAGGATTCATTTTTCCCGATCAATCCCCCGGGAAAGATGGAATTCGGCTCGATCAAGGGGGAGGAAAAACGCTCCACCATCCGCCGCATGATGATGGCCGATCAGCTCGGGCCTCTCAACGAGCAGGGCCCGGCCCGCACGGCGACCGAATGGCACTACCGCGTCAATCTGCTGCGCCAACTCCTCGGGCCGATGTTCGGCCGGATGCAGAGCGAGTTTTTACAGACCGTGGTCTTTCGCTGTTTTTACATCAAGCTGCGCAAGGACATCAAAAACAAGAAGTTTCCGCCCGAGCCTCTGCGTCAGCAGCCCCTGCGGCTGCGCTACATCTCGCCGTTGGCCCGGGCGCAGCAGATGGAAGACGTGGCGGCGATGGATCGTTTCGAAATGGGGCTGCTGGATAAATCGAAAGTTCGCGCCGAGACAATGGATGTTTACGACTGGGACGCCGCCGAACGCAAGCGCGGCGAGCTGCTGGGTGTGCCGCAGTCGCTGATTCTCACCCCCGAAAAGATCAAGGAACTCCGCAAGGTGCGCGAGGATCAGGCCGCCAAAGCTGCCCAGGGCGCTCAGGCCGCCGCCACTCCCGGAGCCGGGGCGATGATGCCCGCCGGAATGCCGGGACCCGGACAGCCGGGCGGCAAGCGCGTTGCCGCTCCCTCTCCTTCCGAGTTGGGAGGCCTGAATGTCTGAGCATCACGCCGTCCCACAGTCCGCCTGGTGCCGCATTTTTCAGGATGACCCGGACGGTCGGGCGATCCTCGAAGAGCTGGCGATGGAAAACCTTTACCTGTCGACTTTTGACCCCGATCCGCTGCAGATGGCCCGCAAGGCCGCCCGCGCGGAATTGATTCTGGAGATCATGGCCAAGGTCGGCCAATAGCAAGGAGGAAGAGTATGACACGCACGCGCTCGATCATGCGGTTTGTCGAAGGCAAGGGTCACGTCATTGAAGAAGTGCCCGTGGATGATCCCCAAACGCCCGGCACCAAACAGGTGGCAGGCCTTCCCGGGCCGCCGCCCCGCTCCGTGATCCTGGCTCTCGGGTCGGTCTCTATCGAGGAACTGGCCAAAGAAGCCGGCACCCGCGGGCTGATGCTGGTGGATACGACCGATTATCAGGCGATGCTCGACCGGCTCTCCGAGCTGGAACAGAACCGCGACGCCCGCGCCGTCGACTCGGCTGTTGCTCCGGCCCCGAAAAAGGGCGGCAAGAAACTGGTGGCCAAGGATGCCGCCACCTTCGCGGCCCTGATCGAGGAGAGCGCCACCCTTGAAGAGCTCACCGACCTGATGCAGGAAGAAACGGATCCGGCCCTGCTGGCTCTGGCCGAAGCCCGCGCTGGTGCGATCGTTGCCGGGGAGAAGGGCGGGGCCGCGTGAAGCGTATCCTTTGCAACCCGTTTCCCCTCCACGTCGACCTGCTCCCCCGCGAGGGAGAAGCCGCTGCCGCAGCCGGTGCCGCCGCCGGTGAAGGTGATCAGGCCGCCGCTGCTGCTGCCGCCGAGAAGGCCCCCGGGGTCGCGGGCGGTCTGCTGACCGGCAAAACCGCCGAAGGCAAACCGGCCGAAGTCAAGGGCGACGAATTCACCATTCCCGAGAAGTTTCTCGTGAACGGTGAAGACGGCAAACCCAACTGGGAAGCCATTGCCCGTAAGGCGATTCCCAGCTATGGCAACTTGGAAAAGCGCTTCGGCTCGGGGGACGCTCCTCCCGAGACGCCCGACAAGTACAAGATCGAGAATTATCTTCCCGAAGGGTACGAGCGCAACCCCGAGGGCGAGAAAAAGGTTTTGGCCTCCCTCCATTCGGTCGGGCTGAACAACAAACAGGCGCAAGGGGTGCTGGCGCTGTACGGCAGTCTCCTCGGCGAAGGGCTGGCCGCTGAAAAGGCCAGCATGGAAAAAGCCTCCGCAGAGCTCAAGACCGAATGGGGCGCCGACTATGACAAGCGGATGAGCCGCAGCAACTTTGCCCTGTCTCAGGCGCCCGAGACGCTGACCAAGGCCATCACCACCAAGCCGCACCTGATGAACGATCCCGACGTGATCCGGCTTCTCGATTTCGTCGGAGAGCAGTTCGAAGACGACAAGAGCGCCAACGAAATGGGCGCCGGAGAGATCGAGGATGTGGACCAGCTGCGCCGCAGCCCCGCCTACATGGATGAGAAACACGCCGACCACGGCCGCGTGGTGGCCAAGGTGAACGCGGCCTATGCCCGCGGCTACAAGGACAAGACCGGGGGTTAATACCCCCTAGGGACCTGCGGCCGAAACCCGTGCGATACGAGGGGCGAACCTCTACGCCCCGGCAGCAAAGAAAAGGTGACAGCCGGAGAGACGGCCGCAGCGGACAAGGCGAGAGCCCCCGCACCCCAACAGTACAGCAGGCCCGCCGGGCGGCGGACAACCTGGGATGTCAGACCTTCGACCCCCCATTGTAAAGGAGACGCCGCCATGAAAATTCTTCTGGCCACCCTGTTCCCGCTTCACCTCGACCTCCTCCCCCGCGACGACAGCACCATCCCCAACCACTACGTCATCAAGTACGACGACGACGTGCGCCTGGTCGCCCAGCAGAAAAAGTCCCGCCTCGAAGAGACGGTGACCCCGCATCCCGGGATCGTCGGCGCCAGCAAGGCCATCGACCGCTACGGCGACACCGAAGCCGAGGAGGTCATTGACCGCCACGGCGACACCAACACCTCCGAAGGGGCGCACCTGCGGCGCTACATCGACCTGCGCGATTACGACAAGGCGACCCTCCTCGACCAGGCCGACACCATCAAGATCCTCGACAATCCGAACAACCGGTATGTCCAGGGATCGGTGGCGGCCATGAACCGCAAGAAGGATAAGGTCATCATCGCCGCCCTGAACGGCTCGGCCCGCAACGTCGACAACACCCTGGTGGAGCTCCCCGCCGGTCAGATCATCCTCGACGGCGGCACCAACATCTCCATGGCCAAGATCCGCGGCGCCATCGAGATTCTGAACGCCAACGAGGCCGACGCTCCCGAAGAAGAGGGCGCCCTGCGCACCTTTGTCTATACGGCAAAGCAGCTCACCATTCTCATGGCCGATGCGACCCTGACTTCCGCCGACTACAACACCCTCAAGGCGCTGCAGGACTACACCATGAGCAACCGCATGTTCATGGGGCTGCTCTGGAAGCGCGTCGAGTTTCTGCCCAAGGTCGGAGACATCCGCTCCTGCTTCATCTACGGCAAGAGCTACATGGGCCTCGGCACCGGTCGCGACATCCAGAACAAAGTCGCCGAGCGTCCCGACAAGCGGCATGCCATCCAGACCTACACCCAGATGTCCATCGGTGCCGTGCGCATCGAGGACGAAGGCGTGGTCGAGATCAAGGTGGACGAAACCGCCTAATCCCGACAGCAAACGCCCCCGGACGACCGGGGGCTTTCCCCTCCAACGTAAGGAGCCGACCATGAAAACCCTTTTTTCGCCGTTCTTCTTTCTCTTTGCCTGGCTGGCGATGGCACTGACCGTGTTCTTCACCCCTCGTCGCAGCTTCCCCATGGTGGTCGACCCCCTCCCCCGGGGGGATGTCTACGGCACCAGCTCGACCAAGCTGCGCACCAATCCGGTGCAGCGGGTCGGGGTCATCGACCTGGGCGCCCGGGTGCGTTACATGAATGAGGTCTACACCCAGGGGGCGGCTGACGGCACCCTGGGGGATGTGCTGCACCTGCCGCCCCTTCCCACGGGGGCGCAGATCCTCGCGCACCTGTGCCAGGTCACCAACTCGGCCGGTAACGCCGCGGCCACCCTGGCGCTCGGCAAAACCGGCGCCGCCACCGCCCTGCTGGCGGCGACGGCGATCACCGACGCCGGGACCCGGGCCTGCACTCCTCCGGCTGACGGCGCCGCCGACGTGACCCTGGCCGACAGCGAGGAACTGATTGCCACCAACGCCGGCGCCGCGATCAAGGCCGGGCAGGTGATCCGCTTCCGCATCGCCTTTGTCGAAAATTCCTGAGCATTGAATGAACGGGGGAGGTTTCTCCCCCGTTCTCTTGAGTGCTCACCCCGAGGGAGGTTCCTGTGGAAAACCAGCTTGAAGTTGTCAACAACGCCCTGATCTACCTTGGGGAGCCGCCGCTGCAGGAACTCGGCCTCGAAAAACCCGGCGCCTCGGCCGCTGCCGGCGCCCTGTGGAACGGCGCCTTGAAAGAAGTCTTGCGCAGCCATCCGTGGAACTTTGCCGTTCGGCGGGTGCAGCTGGCGCCGCTGGCCGTGGCCCCGTCCTACGGGTTCAGTTATCAGTATCAGCGCCCCGCCGACTGGCTGCGCACCCTCGAAACCTCGGCCCGCGACTATCGGCACGAGGGAAAGCTGATCCTCTGCGACGCCTCGGCGCTGAACCTGCGCTACATCGCCCGCATCGATGACCTCACCGTGTGGGACGCCCTGGCCTGCGCCGCCCTGGCCCGCAACCTGGCCGCCAAACTCGCCTATCCCCTGACTCAATCGACCAGTCTGCAACAGGCGCAGTGGGAGATGTACGTGGCCCTGCTCAACCAGGCGCGCGGCGTCGACGCTCAGGAAGAGCCGTCCGAAGATTTTGAAGAGTCGAGCCTGATCACCGCGAGGTATAGCTGATGGCCAAGCTGACCGTCCAGCAAAGCAGCCTCAACGGTGGTGAAATCTCCCCCCTGCTGCACGGCCGCATGGATATCCCCCGGTATCAATCCGGCCTCGAGCTGTGCCGCAACGCCCTGCCCAAGGTCACCGGCGGTGTCTCGCGCCGCGCCGGATCGATGCTGGCGGCGACCGAACCGGCCTTTACAGTGCTGCTCCCCTTTCGGCCGATCATCGGCGGCAAGGTCAAGGGGTACGGGGTGGAGCTCTCCGACCTGGCGGCGCGGTTCGTGGTGCACCGTACCCCCATCGAAACCGCCCCCGGGGTTCGCTATGAAATCGTAACCCCCTACACAGAGGCGCAGCTGCGGGACGTGGTGCCGCAACAGATCGAATCGACGCTGTATCTGTTTCATCCGGATCACTTCCCCCGGCGGTTGATCCGCAACACAGATACGGATTGGACCTTGGAAGCGGTGCCGTTTTACGAGCTGCCGCAATATCGCCCCGTCGAGTCGACCTTATTAAGTATGCAGCTGGCCAGTAACGTCTCTCCGACAACCATGACCACCACTGTTCCCTTTTTTGAAGATAAGCATGTCGGCGCCGTTTTTCACGTTCTCGGTGGGTTGGCCGAGGTCACGGCTATTACCTCCCCGACTGTGGCTGAGGTGGATATTGTCGGTGATTTCCCGACCACGATCCCGATCGGCCAGATCCGCAAAACATTCTCCCTGGCGATATCGGCTGGATTGATGACGATTCCTGCTGAATTCGTTTTTGAAGGGGCTTCCAAATCTGCACTGGGTCTGGTTTATAAACTCAACCCCATTTCGGCGCCGGCTGGCATTACCGTGACAGCTGTTTTTACTCATAGAATTTTTGTTCCTAGTTTTTGGACAGTAACCGTCAATATCGATCCGGCCGGTCTGATTGGTGACGAGGTATTCGAAGTCAGTTTTGAGTGTACCGGCGTTTCTGCCGATTTACTGGTGGGCTTTTCTGGCGCGGCGGCCGGAGTGGTTCTCACCCAGACGGAAGCAACCTTTGAAACGGTCGGGATCACACCCGATTTTGACTGGACAATCGACGCATGGTCCCCCCTCTTCGGCTACCCCCGCACCGCCACCGCCTTCGAGCAGCGCCTGGTCATGGGCAGCACCTACGAACAGCCCCTGTCATGGTGGACCAGCGGCAACGGCAACTCCCTCAATGTCATCGCCGGCACCCTTGATGATGCGCCCATAACCGCTTCCCTGGCCGCCGGTGGTTCCCAGCTCCATCACCTCATCGCCACCAACCAGCTCCTGGCCCTTCTTGCCGATCAGGAATTCACCATCAAGGGGAGCAACGATGCCGCCCTGACACCGACCAATATCCAGATTCGCGGACGCACCGGGCACGGCACCAGCTCCCTGGCCAAGCCGGTGAAGTCCGGAGATGGGGATGTGCTCTTCGTCGGCTTTGACGGCAAGTCGCTGCGGTCCTTTCGCTACTCGCTGACCGATGACGATTTTGTCGCTCCAGATATCGCCATTGTCGCCGAGCATCTTCTCGGCGCCGGGCTGGTGGGGATGGTCTGGACGCGCTCCCCGCAGCCGTCAATCTGGGCCTGGACCGTCGAGGGGTGGCTGGTCTCCCTGGTCTATGACCGTACGCAAGAGGTGATTGCCTGGAGCCGTCACTATTCGGACGCATCGGAAACATATCTTTCGGCCGCCGTCTGGCCCGACGAGAACGGGACTGACCGGGTCTGGGTGACGGTGGAGCGCACGGTGAACGGCGTGCCGACTGTCTTTCTCGAATATTTTGACGAGGCGCTGCAGGTCGATTGCGGCCTGATCGCCGAAAGCGACCCGGCCACGGACACCTGGGCGGTGGCGCACCTCGAAGGGATGACCGTCGACGTGGTGGCGGACGGCTTTGTGCATCGCCCCGTCGTCGTCGCCGGCGGGCAGATCGTCCTCGATTATCCCGCCGCGTCGGTGCAGATCGGCCTGCACTACAAGACGATCATCAAGGATTTGCCACCCTATCTGCAGGGGGCCACCGGCGCCGCCGCCACCTGCAAGGGGATCCGCGTTTTGCTGCACGAAAGCCAGGGGTGCACCATCAACGGCGAAGAGGTTCCCTTTGCCGCCTTCAGCGAGGTGCTGCTCGACCAGCCCCTGGCGCCCTTCACCGGCTGGAAAAAGGTGGGGACCATGACCGGCTGGGGAACCGACGGCACCACCATGCAGGTGACCATCGAGCAGGACGTGCCGCTGCCGCTCACCGTGCTGTCCATCGTCAAGGAGATCGCCGTCAACAATGGTTAAGCTCGAAAGCCGACAACAGGGGACGTGCTTCATCTTCTCGGCGTATATCGACGGCGCCGAGGTCGCCACCATGACCGCCGAATTTCACGGGGACAACGTGATGATCCACAACACCGTTTTCCGCTGGGGTCCGCAGGTGTTGAGAGCGCTGCGCCTCCTCTTTGCCGACGCCCGCACGACGTTGCGCGAGGCCGGGGCCAAGCTCCTGATTGCCAGCGCCGTCAACGAGCCGCACAAGCGCCGTCATTATTGGAAATTGATCGGGTTCGAATGTTTCGGCACCTGTGAAGAGCAACCCGGGCGCATTGCCCATTTCGCCGTCATGGAGGCCTGAATGGGTGTAGCAGAAGTCGCAGTCATCGGCTTGATTATCTCCGCCGCCGGGGCCGCGTATTCGGGGCACAAGGCGATGATCGCCGGCAAAGACGCAAAGAGCGCCGCCAACGATGCCGCTCGAGGTGAAGAAGAAGCCGCCGCCGCCGAGGCCGCCAGCATTCGCGACAGGGCGCAGCGGGTCAAGGCGACCCAGCGTGCCGCCCTGGCCGGTGCCGGGGTCAAGCTCGGCGAAGCGGGGACCGGGGCCGAGATCCTCGGCGAGACGGACCGCCTCTCCGAACAGGACGCCCTGGCCGTGCTCAAAGAAGGCGCCAACCGGGCCGCCCTGCTGCGCAAGCAGGGGGATCAGGCCGCCGCCACCGGCCGCAGTCAGGCCACCGCCTCGGGAATCAATGCCGCCGGCTCCGCCGTGAACGGTGCCTCAAAGATCCGCGCCGCCAACGCCCCGGCCCGCACCACGGCCGCCGCCCTCGACGGGGCCGCGCTCACGCTGGCCAGCCGCGCCGCGCCGCGCTATTCGCTGATCGATTCTAAAACCACCTCCCAGCCCTAGAGGGACCCATGGAAAAACAGACCCTCAATGAGGCCGACCTGGAGGCCATTAAGTCCCGGCTCGCCGGTCATTCCTGTCAGTTCGATCTGACCCAGGAGGACGCCATTTTTCTCAAGAAGCTAAATCACGGCACCAATGCCACGGCCTGGCTGCTGTTTAAAGGATTTTTGGCTCTGGTCTTCATCGGTCTGATCTTTTTCGCCGGTTTTGGGCTCTTCGCCAAGATCGTCGCCAGCGGGGTGCATTGATGGCGCGGATTCCAGACGCATATTTTGCCGCCGGTTTCGGCCAGAAACTGGCCCAGCCTCAAGGCGTCGTCGGGCCCGACCCCAGCGGCGGCCAGGCGATCGCCGCGGCCGCGCAGAACCTCGGCGGTGCGGTGACAAATTTCGGCACCGATCTGGTCTATGAAAAAAGCCAGGCGAAAAAAGCCCAGATGGATGAATTCGAGCGCCTTGAAAAACTGCGCCGCGACAGCGAGGCCCGCAGCTCTCTCTTTACCCACGAGAACACCCTGGGGCAGGTGGTCGACGAGCTGGCCCGGGACAAGGAGCTCACCCCCAAAGAAAAGCGCGATCAGTTCAAAGAGCAGTCCGACAAGGTGCGCACCAGCTTCGAGCAGACGGTGCCCGAAGAATATCGCTACGCCTTCGGTCCCGCCTTTGACGAGCACCGCACCCGGGCCGAATCGGCCCTGGACGGTCACCTGCGCAAGGAACTGCAGGACGGCACCCGGGCCAACGGTCTGGTGGCCAGAGAAGCGCTGCTGAATTCGGCCAAGCCGCTCGGGGAAAAGCTCGCGCTCATCAAAGACCCCGACGCCTTCGACTGGGAGGCCGAAGGGTACAGCGAAGAAGACCGGGCCAAGGTCGTCGCCAGCCTCGCCGAACAGGCCACCGAAGGCGAAGTGGCCCAGCGCCTCAATCAGGACGATCCCCGCCAGGTGCTCAAGGCTCTGCGCGAGACGACCGGCGAAGGGGGCGATTATGCCCGCTACAACGACCTGACCCCGAAGACCCGGCAGGCGTACATCCGCACCGCCAAGGCGATGATCGATCAGCAGGAGGCCGACGCCGCCCGGCGGGCCAAAGAGGGCAAGACCGCCCGGGACGATGCCGCCAAGAACGCCTTCGAGCGCTACAAAGAGATGCGCGAGGGGCTCTTTCCCATCGATCCGAAACAGGAGGCCGCATTCTGGAAGACGGTCGGCGGCACCGATTATGAAGACAGAGCCCGCGACGTGCGCAAGACGACCGGCGCCCTCGGCTTCGTGACCGACAAAATCAGGACGGACCCCCTCAAATACGGCGCCGCTCAAATGGGGTTCGACGTGCCGCAGCTCTCCCTCGATGATCCGACGAGCTGGCCCGAGCAGCTGACCGCCCGGGCCGAGATTGCCGCCTCCATCAAGGCCTCGGCCGGGTTGCCGTACCTCCCCGTTTTGACCAACGACGAAGCGGCCGGACTCTCCGGGATGTTCAAGACGCAGGCGCCGCTGGCTCAAATCAACACCATCAAGGCGCTGCAGCAGGGGCTCGGCACCGATTCGGTGAAGCAGATGGCGCGGCAGTTCGCCGCTTCCGACCGCGATCTGGGGATGATCGTCGGACTGGTGACCGCAGGCCGCGCTCCGGCGGCCTATCACGTCGCCGAAGGGCGCCGCCTGCTCACCGAAAAGGCGGTGCCGATGACCGCCGCGCTGCAAGTTGACATGAGGACCCGCTTTGACAACACGGTGGACGATGCACTGACCGGGCTCCCCCAGGTGCGCGAAGGGTTTCACGACGCGGTGACCGCCGCTTATCTGTCGCTGCAGTCCGGCCGCGAGGTTGCCGACGGCACCCTGAACAAAAAAGCCTATGACGAGGCGTTGCTGATGGTCCTCGGCGGCGAACCGGCCAAGGTCAACGGCAAGAAGGTGCTCCTCCCTGACGGTATCAGCGAGGCGCAGTTTCTCACCAACATCAAGCGCATCGATGCCGCAACGGTGGAGAGTGCCGGCGGGGTGTTGGGGTTTGCCAGCGCAGGGGAGGCCGCCGAGGCGATCCGCGATGATGCCGAGTTGTGGGAAGCGGGAAACGGCCGCTATCGGTTCGCCGTCGATGGCCGGTTTCTCATGACGCCTGAAGGCAAAACCTTCGAGCTCAACCTGGCCGACATGGCCGGGATGAAGTTTCCGGTGAGGAGATAAACGATGCTCGATCTGTTCGGCGAAACAGAAAAGCCCCTGACGGGAGAAGTCTACACCGGACCGGAGCCGGGGCTGCTGGACCTATTCAAGCAGGGCGCCATGGCGGTGCCTCGCGGGGTTCTGCGCCTGGCCTCGGCGGCCGCCATGACCGTGGCCCCCGTCTTTCCTTCAGAAGACGAGGCGACCTTTGCCGCCAAGCGGGGGCGCCCCCTGTCGGAGAGTCGCGGGTTTCCCAGCCAGGAAGACTTTTATCGCTTCACCGAGCAGCGTATCGACCCGGCGATTAACTATCTGACTCCCGATCCGGAAAGCCAGGACACGGCAGGTAAGATCGTCTCGGCCCTGTTTGAGCTCCCGGGTCAGCTGATTGCCGGTCCGGCTGGAATTATCGCCACCCCCTCGATGACGGTCGGCAAGGAATTAATCGAACAGGGCGTCGATTCAACCACCGCCACCCTGGCCGCCGCCGCTACCGGCGCCGCCATGGCGGCCGCCATTAAAATTCCCGCCTCCGGTAAGACCCTCAAGCAGACCCTCGGTCTGATCGCCGCCAACCCGGTGGTCGGAGCCGCGCAGGATTTCGGGACCTCCGAGCTGTTGAAACTGCGCGGGTACGAAGATCAGGCGCAGATGTTCGACCCCTTCGACCCGGCCGCCCGGTCCATCGACCTGGTGCTGGGCGGGTTCTTCGGGGGCCTCGCCGAATACGGCCGGTGGCGCAAGACCCGCGCACCGCAAGAAGTGGTCGACGCCATCGACACCGTGGAGACGGTGAAGCAGCAATCAAGCCTTTCCCCCTTCGTGGCGCAGTACAGCAACGAACATCGCTCTGCCATCGCGACAGCCATGCAGAACCTTGCCGAAGGCAAACCCGTCGACGTGGCCCGGCAGATCGAGACGACCCGGCCCAAAGCCCCCGAACCAAGCTACACCGCCGAGCGATTCAAGACCGAAGTTAAAGAGGTCTTCGGCCTGAGTGCCGATCACGCCGACGCCGCCCTGGCGCTGGTGGCGGCCCGCGCCAAAGTGGCCGGCGAAAATGTCGACGCCTACATTAATAAGCGCATCGCCGGAGTGACCCGGGATCTTCCCGCCGAAGAGGCGCTGCTGTATCAATATCCCAACGTCTCCCGCGAGGACGCCCTGGCCGCCAAGTCGATGGTCATCGAGCGCATGGCCAAGGTCGAGCCCGACAGCGAAGCCTCCATGCGCCTCGAAATCATGCTCGAGCAGTACAACAGCATTATCGCCGGCACCGCCAGCTATGCCGATTATCAGCCCGCCGCGCTCTTTCAGGGGCGCGAGCTGGTGCAACCCTTCTACTCCAAGGTGCTCGCCGAAGTGCAGGGGCTCACGCAAGAGAAGTGGAACGGCGAGCAGCTGCTGGGCAAACTGCGCAAGACGCCCGGGGTCAAAGGGGAGGAACTGGCCTGGACCGGCCTTGATGAGTTTCTGGCCGGGAAAAAGAGCGTGACCCGGCAGGAGGTGCAGGGGTTTCTGGAGGAGAATCAGGTGCGGGTTCAGGAGGTGGTGAAGGGGGGGCAGGGGTTTGCTTCTCTGACCGCGCTTAATCAATTCCGGTCAGATATGGGCAAAAAATATAAAACTGAATATTCGTATGAGTGGCCGAGTGATGTTCAGAATGAGTTATTGCGGCTTAAAGCTTTGGCCGATAACCCTCCAGAAGTCACCAAATATGAAAATTATGTTTTGCCGGGTGGTAAAAACTACCGCGAACTATTGCTGACCCAGCCGGGGAAATGGACGGAAGCAATTCACGATGAATATAGCAAATTGGTGGCTGAGAAGATTTCTCGCCAATCTGTGGCTAAAGAAGATTTGTCGCCAGAGAAACAGCAGCGGTTGGAAGAACTGGCCGCCAAAAAGAAAGCTTCTTTTCGCTCCGGTCATTTCGATGAACCTGACATCCTCGCCCACATCCGCTTCAACGAACGTACCGGAGCGGGCGGCGAGAAGATCCTGCACCTCGAAGAAGTGCAAAGCGATTGGCATCAGGCTGGACGATCCAAGGGGTACGCGGCCGAGGGCGGCAAGATCCCCGACGCTCCGTTTAAAAAGACCTGGCACGAACTGGCCTTTCGCCGGGCGCTACGTCATGCCGCCGAGAACGGTTTCGACCGGCTCACCTGGACGACCGGAGAACAGCAGGCGGGGCGTTACGATCTGAGTAAGAAGCTTGATTCGATGAGCTACGAGTACCGCGATGGACAGTACCACATCACCGGTGAGCCAAAGGGCGGCGAATCACAGGATTTTGGCACCTTCCGCGAGGCGCAGCTGGAAGACGCTATCGGTAAGGAAATGGCCGAGAAAATCCGGGCGCAACGGGCGGAGGGAAAAAATAGCGCGACCTTCAACGGCGACGGACTCAAGATCGGCGGCGAAGGGATGCGCGGTTTTTATGACAAGATCCTGCCGAACTACGCCGAGAAGTTCGGCAAGAAGTTCGGGGCGAAGGTTGAAAATGCAACCTTGAAAACCAGAGATATGGAGTTTTCAAAATTTGAAGCCCAACATAAAAAGATGTATCCGAAAGCAACCCCGGAAGAGATAGAACGTGCTTTTTCAAATTACACCATGCCTGAAACCGTGCACAGCCTGCCGATCACCGACGCCATGCGCGACGCCCTGCTCTACGAAGGGCAACCCCTGTTCCAGGGGGAAAAGGGCGCCGTCTCTTTTCTCGCCGATGGTCGGGCGCTGATCCATGCCCTGGAGGCGCCCGACTTCTCCACCGTGGTCCACGAGCTGGGGCACATCTTCCGGCGCGATCTGGCCCGGCCCGAGCTGGCGCAGCTGGAAACCTGGCTCCTCTCGAAGGTGCCGGGGAGCAAGTGGGAGGTGGCCGACGAAGAGAAATTCGCCCGGGCCTTCGAGCGGTATCTGGCCGAAGGCAAGGCGCCGGACGAAAGCCTGAAGCCGGTCTTCGACAAGTTTCGCACCTGGCTCATGGAGATTTACCAGCGGATCACCGGCACCGCCATTGACGTGCAGCTCTCCCCCCAGGTGCGGGCGGTCTTCGACCGGATGCTGTTCACCCAGGCGCTCAAGGCCGAAGTCTCCCCCGATGTGACCCGGGCGCGGACCCGGGTGCAGGCCGATATGGCCGAGATGGTGGACGATCTGCACCGCGATCTTGACTTGCCGGTCGAAGCGCCCGCCGTTCGGCAGGCGCCGCCGCTCACCCTCCCCGAAGGGCCCGACGCCGTGGCCGGGTTTTTGCGCTCTCCCGAAAATGTCGGCAAGGCCTTGGCCGATGTCCTCGAGGCCGAAGCGACCGCGTTGGAGAATTCACGCGCCGAGACGATGGCCGCCGATGGTCAGGCCCTCAGCGGCATGGTCTCCGATGCCCCTCAGTGGTACATCGAGGCCAACCGGTCGATGCGCGGCAGCGGTGCGGCTATGGGGAAAAAGAGCGTGGTCAACGCCCTGCGCAGCGCCGCCCGGGGGGATTTCGCCCGCCTCACCGAAGGGCAGCAGCAGATGGCCCTGGCGGGGATCGACGCCGTGGGGAGGCAGCTGCAGGGGGAGGCTCGCAGCATCGATGCGCAGGATCTGAAGATAGGCGACCGCTACACCACGGCCGACCTCGGGCAGCGGGTGGTGATCGGCGAACGGGACGGCACGCTCTATCTCGATAACGGCCGCACCCTCGACCTGGCCGAAACGGTGAAAATCCTCGGCGAGATCGACCGCAAGGCCTTGGCCGAAGGCGGACCGCAGAGCGCCGCCGAGCATTACCTGGCCGAAGGGGGCGACATCAAGATGGAGACCGGCACCGACAGCGAGGGAAACCCGATCCAGCGCAGCGCCCGCGAAATGCTCAATGAGTCCCGGGCCGAGCTGGCCAAGACCGAAACGCAAGAATACCTCTACAAGCGGGCGGCCTTCTGCCTGCAGATGGGTTAATCCATGGCCAAGTGTGTAGACGATCTGATCAAGGCGGCAGGCGGCGCGGTCACCCGCAAAGAAGCGCAGGAGATCATTGCCGAGATCGAGCGGCGCTTTAACCGCAAGATGCCCAAAGAAAAGCCGGTCACCAAGTTTCCCAGCAAGCGCGACTATGAAAAGGCCAAAGCCGAAGGGCGGGACCCCACGGCCCTGAGCCCCGAGGAGCGCATGGTGGAGGCCGCCACCGAAGCCTTTGCCGAAGCGGTGCAACTCAAAAAAGAGAAGCTGCGCCGCCAGGAGCTGCAGATTGAAAAGCAGGTGATCCGCCAGACGCAGTTGATGCGCCTCGGCGGCAACGTCAAGGCGGTGGAATCGATGCTGGTCGATCCGCAGGGAGAGTTGACCCTGCAAGGGCGGATCCGCTCCACTCGCGAGGGGTATCTGGCGCGGCTGGCCGAACCGATGGACAACCTGGCCGCCGACCCCGAATGGCGCCGGCTCGATCCGGTGGTGCGCGAGACGCTGCTGGCCGAAGCGCTGCTCAACGACACCGCCAGCGTCGACAAGAACCACAAGGGGCCGATCACCCGCACCGCCATCGAAGAGCTGGCCTACGCCTTTCGCACCATGGACAACGACGCCTATCACCGCAAAAACGCCGCCGGTGCCGATATCCATTACACCCCGGGACATGTGCCGCAGATGTGGAACCCCTCGGCGGTGCGCCTCTTCGGCCTGTCGGCGGCCGACAAGGCCCGGCTGGTGGTGGCCACCGAAGCGACCCGCAAGGCGCTGGTCACCAAGGCACAGGCCCGGTGGGTCGAGTACGTGCTGCCGCGCATCGATCCGGCCCGCTACGTCGACCAGAACACCGGCGCCCCGTTGATGGACGAGGAGCTGCGCGAGGTGCTCTCCGGCATCTGGCGCACCATCGCCAGCAACGGCCTGACCGGGGAACCGTCCGTGGGGCAGGCGGCCTTAGCGACTCAGCTCGGCGCCCGGCGCGAGGTGTGGTTTCTCGATGCCCAGGGGTTTGTCGAGGCCAACCGCGAATTCGGCGCCCGCGATCTGTTCTCGGCCCTCACCGGCGAGGCGGTGCGTCACGCCCGGGAGATTGCCCTGCTCGAAACCTACGGCCCCAATCCGGCCATGGGTTTCAAGACCGACCTGGCGTGGTCGATGGGGAATCAGGCCGAAGTCAATCCCGGCGCCGGGCGCAAGGGGAGCCACCGGGCACAGATCATCTTTGACGAACTCAGCGGCAAGGGGATGGGCGCCCCGGAAGATCGGGCGGCCGTCGACTCTCTGGCCAAGTACGATCTGGTTTCCCGCTCGATGAAGGGGCTGCGCAACCTGATCGTCAGCGCCAAGCTGGGGATGCTCCCCTTCTCGCAGATCAATGACCTGGCGACCTTTCGCGCCATGGCCCGGGCCGATGGCCTCGGCACCGGCAAGACGATCAAAAGCGCCCTGTCGATGTTCAACCCGGCCAACGTCGCCGACCGCAAGTTGGCCCGGCGGCACGGCATCCTCTCGCAGATGGTCCTCGGAGACGCGGCCCTGCGTTACGGCGGCGACACCGGCAGCGGCCAGGGGTGGACCAGTCAACTGGCCAACGCCACGGTGAAGTGGAGCGGCGCGCAGCACTGGACCGACAGCCTCAAACAGGCGTACCAGGTCAATATCGGCTGGCACCTGGCCGAGGCCCGGCACCTTGCCTTCGATGCGCTGCCGAAAGACTTCGGCGCCATGGTGCGCCGCTACGGGATCACCGCCGACGAGTGGGAGGTGATCCGCCGCGCCGAAACGGTGGAGATCGCCGGGGAACAGACCGTCACCCCGCACACCGTCGCCCGGGCACAGACACCCGATCTGCTGCGCCCCGAGCTCGGCGGCGGCAAACGGCTGCGGGGGGTCGAGTCGGCCGAACAGATCAAGATCCGCGAAGCGGCCCTCAAGGTCGGGGCGATGATGGCCGAAGAGGCTGACATTGCCATTTTGCAGCCGGGCGCCAAGGAGAAGGCCATTGCCTCCGGCGGCACCCTCGAAGGGACGATTTCCGGGGAGCTGATGCGCAGCGCTTTCTTCTTTAAAACCTTCTCGGTGGCCATGCTCACCAAGGCACTGCCGCGCATCGCCGAAAGCGGCCAGGGCTTGGGCAAGGTGCGGGTGATGACCGAATTCATGCTGCTGAACATGGTCGCCGGCGCCATGACGATCCAGCTCAAGGAGATCGTCAAGGGGCGCAATCCCCGCGATATGGAAGAGCCCGAGTTCTGGGCCAGCGCCTTCATGCAGGCGGGGGGGCTGGGGATCTTCGGGGATTTCTTCTTTGCCGATCAGAACCGCTTCGGCGGCGGACTGGCCGAGAGCGCCGCCGGGCCGGTAGCCGGTTTTTTCGCTGATCTGCAGCGCCTGACGGTGGGGAACATGCAGCAGGCCGCCGACGGCAAGGACCCCCGTTTTGTCGCCGAGGCCATCCAGTTCGGCAAGAACTACACGCCGCTGATGAACCTCTGGTACACCCGCCTGGCCCTCGATCACGCGATTTTCTTTCACGTGCAAGAGGCGGCCAACCCCGGGTATTTGCGCCGCAGCCGCCGCCGGATCGAGAAGGGAAATCAATCGTTCTGGTGGTCCCCCGACGACAACCTGCCCGAGGGTCCGCCGGATCTGTCGCAAGCCTTTGGAGGTGACTGATGAGCATCGACAAGAAAAAGAAACAGCGGCTCCTCGACCTGCGCGAAAAGCTCCTCGACGTGTACCTGGACGAAGCCGACCCGGACAACTGGATTGACGAGGCCAAGGCGCTGGAAATTGCCGCCGACCTGGACGGCAAAGAAGCCGCCAAGGTCGCCGCCGGCTGGAAGGGTGAACGCTACTGGGAGAAGAAAAACGCCAATCAGACCATGGCGCTTCTGGTGGGGATTCATCGCTTCATTGATCTTTCCGAAGGGGCCGATGCCGAAGAAGGCGACGACGGCAAGGCGCTGGCCAAGGAGATCCGCGCCGCCGAAAAAGAAGTGGAGAAACGTCTGGCCCGTACCCGCCCGCACCGCGCCACGGTCACGGCGATTACCGGAGGCAAAAAATAACCATGTCCCGCGCCAAGGTCTCCTTCCCTGCTTTTTATCTCAAGCAGGCCCAGCTCTCCGGGTGGGCCGTGCCCGACGAGCATATGGAGGTGTGCGACTGGCTTGAAGGCGGCCGCAAGGGGCGGGTCGGAGTGCTCAAGGCGTTTCGCGGTTTTTCAAAGAGCACCATCGCCGGGCGCTATGTGCCGTGGAAGCTGCGGCATTCGCCGACCTGGCGCTTTCAACTCCTCTCGGCCACCGATACGGACGGCGCCAAGATGTCGAGAGACAGCCGCAACGTCATCGACCGGCACCCCTGGTGCCAGGGGATGCGCCCCGAGCGGTTCGGCCTGTGGAAAACGCACCGCTACGAGGTCACCGGCGCCGACGATCCGCGCAATCCGTCCGTCTCGGCCTATGGCGTCATGTCCAACATCACCGGCGGCCGCGCGGATGAGTGCATCAATGACGACGTGGAGGTTCCGAAGACGATCCGCACCCCGGCGCTGCGCGAGGCGCTGCGGGAACGGCTCTCCGAGCAGACCCATATCATCGTCCCCGGGGGGAAGATCCTCTATATCGGCACCGACCACTGTCTGGATTCGATCTACAAGGAGCAGATCGAGGACGGCGCCGACCTGCTGGAAATCTCGCTCTTTCGCAAGGAGGTCACCCACATCGCCAAGACGGTGGCGCGGGACTTCCCTTTTTCCTGGCGGATTCAGACCGAAAACGATTTGTTCATTGTCGTCGGCGGCACCCGCCCCCGGTTGCTCGACCGGGAAGAATATCTGGTGGAAGGGGTGCGCGATTACCGCGGCGGGCATGTACGGTTGCGCAAGGCCTTAAACCCCGAGGAGCGCATCAGCATCTACGCCGGGCACGTCTGGCCGGAGCGCTTCACGCGCGACGAGGTGAAATTCCGCGTCGGGCGCTGCCGCAGCTGGGGCGCCTGGGACAGTCAATATCAGCTGCACGCCGCCCAGATCGGCGACGTGCGCCTGGACCCGGCCCGCATGATCGAGTACAGCCCCGAGCCGGAATTCCGTGAAGTGAATGGAGAACTCACCTGCTGGCTCAACGGGATCCGCATGGCCGGAGTCTCCACGGTCTGGGACTGCAGCCTGGGCAAGGTCAAGAGCGACACCAGCGCCTTGGTGGTCATCTTCACCGACAGCAGGGGTTATCTCTTCTGGCATGTCGCCGAGGCACTGACCGGCGACATCGATGAGCAGTGCCTGTCCGTGGTCAAAACGGTGAAGCGCCTGCGCCTGCCTGCGGTCACGGTCAAAACCGCATCCCTCGGCGGCTTTGTGCCGACGATCCTCAAGGGGCACCTGCAGCGCGCCGGGGTGCCCTGCGGGGTGATCGAGCAGCAGGAGCGCGTCAACAAGAACGTGCGCATTCTCGACGCGCTCGAGCCGCCCCTTTCTGGGCTCTTTCTCTATGCGCACCAGTCCGTCAAGCAGGGACCGGCCGCGGTGCAGATGGGGCAATGGAATCCGAAGATCCTCGATCAGCCCGACGACTACCTGGACGCCGCCGCCGGGGCCGTCGCTGAAACCCCGATCCGCATCGGCAAAATCCCCGGCGGTGTGGTCGAGCCGCCCCGCGACGAATGGCGCCCCAATCAGCAGGGTAATTTTGAAGTGCAAGTGGACTATGGCCGATAACAAAAAAAGGAGCGAAACAATGAAGATGAGATGGTTCCCCTGGCCGCTGTTGGCCCTGCTGCTGTGCTTCTGTGCGCCGACCTGGGCGACGGTGCCGGTTGTCACCCCGGAGATCAGCTATACCGCCACCGGCGCCGCCACCGATTATGCGTTCCCTTTCCGGATCTTCGCCGCCACTGATCTGGAGGTGACTGTCAGCGACGTGGTGCAGACCCTGAATGTCGATTACACCGTGACCGGCATCGATGTCCCCGCCGGCGGAACGGTGGTCTTTACCACCCCTCCGGCCGACACCCTGGCGGTGCTGATCTCGCGGATCACCCCGATTGATCGGCAAACCGATTATTCGACCGGCGGGCCGCTGCGGGCCGCCACCCTGAACCGCGACCTTGATCGCATCGTTACGCAGGTGCAGGACGTGGACCGCCAGGCCACCGCCAACGCCGACGCCGCCGGGCGCGCGATCAAGTTCCCCCCTGGAGACTCGGCCGTCTCGGTGCTGCCGGATGCGGCGACCCGGGCCAGCAAAATGTTGGGGTTCGATGTCGCCGGCGGGGTTGTGCCGGTGGATGTGGTGGGGGATTTGTCGGGGTATGCGCTGAGTTATACCCCGTTGGCGGATGCTCTCGCTCGGTATGATTCGGATGGGGTGATTCAGGGCACGTCGATCATTCACAAAGTCGACACCATCGCCGATCTGCGGCTGATCACCGGCTCGCCGGGACGGTCGGCGGTTCAGGTCCTCGGCTACTATGCTGCGGGGGATGGCGGCGGTGGTCCTGTTCGGCACTGGGTGAGTGGCAAGGCGGTCGGTTATTACACGGCTGTGACCGGTGTCGAGCCAGATGATGGAGGGTCGGTCATTGTGCCGACTGGAGGGGATGGGAGCGCTGCTTGGCTTTGGGAATGGAGCAGGCCGATTAACGTGCGCTGGTTCGGGGCTGTTGGTGATGGGATTACCGATGATGGGCCCGTTATCCAAGCCACACTAACCGCAGGGAATAATAATGCTTTGCCCATTTACATCCCAAGGGGGAAATATCTCATTACCGACACCCTGAATATTTACAGAGGGCAGGAAATCAGGGGAGATCGTGACCATATTTACGCTTATGGGAAACTTGGACCATTTGCAACCGAGTTGGTGTTTGCTCCGACGTCAGAAAAAGACCTTCTCCATATTGTTTTCGACGCTTCCCTCGATGGAGGTACTGCACCTGATCAGGGGTACACTTATGGCGTTAAAATTTCTAATATGCTCTTGACGGGAAACTCTACTGGTGGAGGATCCTTTAGCCGCTATGGTCTTGATGCTAATCAAGCATCTACGGGAGTTTTCGAAAATATTTCGATTAGATACTTCCAGTATGGTGTGAACTGCGCCTTTACTATAACTTGCAAATTTAACAAGATACGGATCATTAACTGCGTTAATGCTTGTGTCAGGTATGGGTCAAGGACAAGCACAACCGACGTGTGGTTTGAGTGTTATTTTGGTAGCTCTCCCTGGGCGGCTATCATCGGTGGCACGTCAGTAGGTATACAATTTCAAAACTCTCTCTTTGAGTCGCTTTCGGTTGGTGCCATAGATATTTATAGGGAGGCGTCGGGTGTTCAGGTCAACAACTGTTATTCAGAGAACGTTCCAGCTACCGCTAACGTGAACTTGAACGTCTTCCGAGTCGGTGTAAATGGCGCTACTAGTGCAGTAACAACGGCTTTACAGATCAATGGTGGTTTCTTTGCCGGGTATAATGGTGGTGGGGTTTACGGTGCTTTCGTTGATCTTGATTATGCATACAAAGTCATAATCAACGGAGTGCATGTTACCAGATTCACCAACTATATCAGGACAACCGGAAACACATCTGGCTGGGCTGTTTATGTGGCGGGGGGCGCAAGGCAGAGTGTAACCACCTTTGCGAATGATATAACTAAAGTCCACGGAAATTATATTAATGCTGATCTCAACGGGGCACAGGGACCGAGAGTTAGAGCAGAAGTTGTTCAGGCAAACACAAGAGTCGAGACAGGGTATATCGACTTAAGCTATCTACTTGTTGCGAACAATAAAATTGGATACGGTTCCGCCGCCCCAACATCAGGAACTCATGTTCAAGGCGAAATAGTTCTAGACTCAACACCATCGGCCTCGGGTTTTCTCGGGTGGGTTTGCACGTCAAGCGGTACATTCTCGGCGGCCACTGATGCCACTGGGGATACTGATGGATTAACTGCCGTTATCACTGGTATGGCGGACACGAGTGATTTTGTCGCTGGTAATTATATCACCATTAGTGCGGGTTTCCCGGCTGGGTACATCACAGTTGTGTCTGTTGACGGGCCTACTCAGATCACGGTGAGCGTATCATCTAACTCAGCACAGTCAAACGTAACTGTTGCAACCGTAGACCCGGTGTTCAAAACTTTTGGAGCTATATCACCATAAAAACATGGGTATAGTGCCAAACCAACCGTCAGCCGGTGCCAAAGCAATCGGCGCGGTACGGGGCAATAATCAACAGTGATAGAAAGGCGATCCCATGATTAAAAAACTATTGATTTTCCATGAAGGATTGCGGCTTGAGCCCTATCTTTGCACTGCGAAGAAATGGACCATCGGCGTCGGGTACAACTATCAGGCGCATGGGTTCGATACCGACACTTTGACCCGGATTCTGCGTGAAGGGTTCAGCCAGGAGTTGGCGCTGGAACTTCTCGGACGGCAGATTGAAGAGACCCGCTTTTTGCTGACGCAAGACTTCTATTGGTTTACTACCCTTGATTCGGTCCGCCAGGCGGTGCTGATCGATATGGCCTATAACATGGGGGTGCCGGGGCTGAAGAAATTTCATCGCACTCTGAACGCCTTTCGGGATAAGCGGTGGGAAGAGGCCGTGACGGAGATGTTTAACAGCAAATGGGCGTTTCAGGTGGGGGATGGACCGGGGAAACGAGAGGACCGGGCAGATCGGCTGGCCCGGATGGTGAGGACGGGGCGTTGGCCCGACGAGATTTTAACCTGAGTCAAAAAGGAGGCAAAGATCATGGCAGATTCGTGGAAGGTTTCATTGGTGTGGGGGCGCGTCGGCGCTGCCGTTATGGCGATCGTGGCCATGGCGTTGGGGTTCTTCGGTTACCAGATGGGCGCCGAGGAGCAGAGTCAGGTGGTCGAACTGGGCACCTCCATTCTCGCCGGGTTGGCCGGTGTGTTGGCCCTCGTCTCCAAGATCCGCGAAGGGATCAAGGCCAAGAAAGCCACCGCCTAAATGTCGACCCTGTGGGTCGTCGCCGGAGCGGTGCTGCTGTTGGTATGCCTGGTCGCCCTCGTGGTCGTCCAGGCCTACCGCCGCGGCCGCCAGGAGGAAAAACAACGTGCCAACACCGCCGCCGAAACCCTGCGCCGCAACCGTGCGCAAGTGGATGATGACGTGCGCCGCACTCCTGGCCCTGATGTCCATGAGTGCCTGCGCAAGAACTGGAGCCGCGACTGATTGCCTGTGGATCAAACCGATCTACATCAGCACCCAAGACCAGCTCACCCTCGAAACCGCCCGCCAGATCCTCAGCCACAATATCGCCTGGGAAAGAGCCTGTCGATAAGGTGGACGTTGGTGGACGCCGAAAAAGAAAAAGGGGTTACGGAATTAAACCGTAACCCCTTGTATTTTCTGGTGCCCAGAGACGGAATCGAACCGCCGACACGAGGATTTTCAGTTTTTAGTTTGTTTCTTGGGGGCTGGTGGGGTGGCGGGTTTGCGGGGGGTTGGGTTGTCCCGGGTGGACTTTGGTTCTACGAAGGCGCTGAATTTTTCGGATTCGGTTTGGAGGAAGGGGGCCATGTGGGTGTAAATCTCGGTGGTCTTGATGGTGGAGTGGCCCATGATTTCTTGTACGGTGCGCAGGTTCATGCCGGAGGCTACGGCGTGGGTGCCGAAGTTGTGGCGCAGGAGGTGATGATAGACCCGCTTGTCGATGCCGGCTTTTTCGGCGGCTCGGAGTAGGGCCTTGCGGATGCTGTACCAGGGTTTGCCGGTGTGGGGATTGATGCAGAGGTGGCCGGTTCGGTTGGTCTGAAGGGCGTCTTCGAGGGACTGGCGCAGCCGGCGGGTGGTGATCGGGACGATTCGCTCTTTGTCGCCTTTGCCGCGGACGTAGAGGAGCCCGAAACCCAGGTCGACATCCTGGGCGCGGATGCCGAGGTATTTGCCGCCGCCGAGGACTTCGGCGCGGCGCAGACCGCCGTCGTTGTAGAGGAGGAAGGTCAGGCGGTACTGCGGTTCGAGATGTTCGAGGAGGGTGTTGACTTCATCGGGGTGCAGCGGTCGGGCCCGGGCGGCGGTGGTTTGTTTGACGGGGAAGAGTTTGACGCGGATCGGGTCGCAGTAGCGGTGCTCGGCGGCCCACTTGAAAAAGCCGGAGAGGTAGGAGAGTTCTTTGTTGATGGTGCGCTTGCTGATCGTGCGGGTCTGTTCGGTGTGGCGCAGGGCATAGGCGGTGTCGCTTTCGCCCTTGCGGCGCTTGGGCTCGACGCGGGTGGCCAGGCGCTGGCCCTTGTATTGTTCGATGAGGCTGGGGGTGATTTCGGCGAGGTAGAGAGGCCCGAAGAAGGGGACCAGGCGCACCAGGGAGCAGTTGAGATCTTTGCAGGTGCTGGCTTCGTGATCGTTGGCGTATTCCTGTTTCCAGTCGCCGAGCAGATCATAGACCTTGGGATTGATCATCGACACCGGTTCACGCCGGGAGAGACGGCGGAGCTCCATCTCGAGGGCGAGGGCTTCGGCCTTGGTGTGCGGGTGGTCGACGCTGCCGAATTCGCGGCGGAGCCGGGGCCCTTTGCGTCCCTGGGGGCGGTAGTCGATGATCCAGACGCCGGGGATGCTTTCGCCGGCTGGATCGGTTTTGGGTTTGACAGCCATATTGTTTTATAAATGTCGGTTGAATAAAAGAGTGTAAAAACGAGACATCGTGCCAATTTTAATAAAAAATGTAACAATCATGAAAATGATAAAAGGTATCCAAAAAATAAAATCTTCATAAAACCACCTATCAAGTTCAAATAGGTGATATGCACCGATTGACATTAGAATACTTGAAACAATTCCATATAACGGTGTAAGTGATAAACCAAGACAAGAAATTATCGGATTTCTGGATAGGCCGAGGAGGCAAAGAAAAAGACATAAGAGACATGTGATAATTGTACCTGTGCAGAAACCAATTACACTAGAACCTAAAATCTCATTCACAATATCCTCCACCCTAGCCGTTTGACTTCCGCTCTAAGTTCAACCCCTTCGATTCCTTTTCCTGCCCTTCTCTTCCGTGTGATTCGCGTAACGCCAACAGCATATCCTCGATGCTTTCCATGATTCTCTCCTGCCTTCGTTCGTCCAGTTGGCTGAACGCAGAGAGAAGTTGTTCTTCTTTTTTAGATAGTCCCCTTCCCGCGGTCTTGTCCCACTGTGGGGCGTCCCCTTCTGCGACAAACTCGGAAATAGGCAGGTGGTAGGCGTTGGCCAGTTTTACGATGATATCGAGGGTTGGTTTTGTTTCGGTGTAGAGCAATTTGTAAATGGTTCCCTGGCTGATCCCCGCCTTGCGGGCTATGTCAACCTGCTTTTCTCCCTCCTGAACCTTCTTCTTTACCAGATCGCGAATGTCCATTGTCCCCCCTAAAATCAGTGTTGGGATTTTACTACATTATTTGTATTGACATCGTATTTACTCTGTAGTAATTTCTGACTACACAGCAACGAGGACGCCATGGAATTTCATTCTGAAAAGATCCGCATGTTGCGGAAAAAAAACCATCTGAGCCAGCAAGCTCTGGGCGAGTTGTCCGGGATAGATCAGCGCCAACTCAGCCGGTATGAGACTGGGGTAAATGTCCCGACTAAGAAGAATCTGCATCGCCTGGCCTCGGCCTTGAATGTTCCCGAACGCATTTTTTTTACGTAGTCAATTTACTGCGTGGTAAACAGGCCGTCACAGGCAATTCACCGGACAGGGGGCACCGTGGAACAGCAGCTGATCGAGGCGATCAAAAAGACCGTTGACGAGTGTTTGAGATCGTACCGCCGGGGCAAGCAGTATCTGGACGGGCGGGCCAACGGTATGGAGATGTATCTCTTCGTCTTTCATGACGTTTTGGGCCGGTTGGATGGCGTGATTATGGTCGTGCATTACCTTCCGGAGACGCTCCAGACAGATGTTGGGGAGCTTATTACGGCGGCGCAAAAGACGATTTGGGCTGAGGACTCCATTCAGATCGGGGCGACGGTCGAAGAGAAACGGGCGTTGGCTCTGAAGGCGGTGAGCGCATGACACCGAACGAGATCAGCGACGAGTTGGTGAGGGAGCTGCCGGACTTTCGCGCGGCGATCCGGGCCTGTCTGTTGTTTTCGGGAAAGCAGATAAAGGGGGTGGCTTTTGATCTGGGGATCGAGCCGAGCCACCTGTCGAAGATGGTGAACGCGGGGGAGGAACCGCGGCACTTCCCTCCTGAAAAAATCCCGTTGCTGATGTCGGTGTGCGGCAACGAGATCCCGCTGCGCTGGCTGTCGCTGTCGCGTGGTTATCCCTCTCCGGCCCGGGTGTTGTCCCTGGAGGCGGAACTGGAGCGGCTGCGGGCGGAGAACGCCCAGCTGCGGGGTGAGAGCAAGGTTCTGATCAACGTCTTTAAAACCGTGGAGATTGGCAAATGACGACGGAGCAGAGACTGAGGGCGATGGAGAAGCGCCAGGAGGAGCTGGCCAACGAGGTTGCACGGCTGCGGTCGCGGCTTGGTGAGGGTGAACTGACGGCGATGCAGCAGGTGAACGTGCGGGAGTTGGCTCGGGAGATCCATCTGCACGGCTGGCCGCAACGGCAAAGGGGGCAGAAATGAAATCAGGCTTTTGGATATTGGCGCTGGTGACGGTGTTGTTGTGGCTGGCGGTGGGTTTTTTGGCTGTCGAAGCGATGACTAATCCTCCCGAAAACAGGGACAGCGCCGAGCGTCGTCAGGTGGCCTTGCTTTGCTTCGAATCGGGTTCTCTTTCGCGGGAGGAGGCTGTGGATAAGTCTGTGTATAGCCCATGTAATCCCGTGTCCAACTTGTTGGACATAGATCAGGCTCTTAAAGCTAAGCATCCAGGGGGCGGGATCAAAACCCCCCGCCGCCCCCTGTGGAAGAACCTTAAAAGTTCATTGAAGCAAGCTTCAACGGACAAAAGCATTTGAGAGCGCAGAGGCAACAAGGCGCTTGTCTCTAATTTGATGGTGTTCGTGTTTTTTCAGCACAGGGCAAGACCGCGCAAGACCGCGTGAAGAAAGATCACGCCCCGTGCCAAGTGCTGATTCAGGAGGTTTTACGTGACGACAGCAGTTTTCGAGCCGAATAAAACCAGCTTTGCCATCATGAAGCTGGTGAATGGTTATTTTTGCAAGACCCGCAAGCCCTGGACCCTGATGAGTCAGGTGTGGATTCTCGAAAAGTTGGACGCCTGGCACGGGATCAAGATTGCCCGCTCGACCCTCAATTACAACCTGAAGATTTTGAGAGAGCAGGGCCTAATCGAGACGGTGACGCGCCATAAGCGTGACCAGGTGTCGGGTGAGTTCGTGTGTCGGGTGACGCTGTATAAGGCGGCGAAAAAGTTGAGGAAATTCTTTGCCCGTCTGGCTACGTATTTCAAGCGCTGCAGTTGGATACCGGATATCAAGAGTTTGCGCCAGGGGGCCGTTCCGGTGGTGGGGGCAGCGACGACGCAGGTTGAAGTTTTCGATAAATACGTTGAGGAAGTCAGGAGACGAAGAAAGAAGAAATGACCGGTCCGGATATTCTTGAAATTTTTGCGCGGTTGCAGGCGAAGTTTGCCGATCGCAGGTACAAGGGCGCCGAGGTGAATGCGGTGTGGGCCGGTCTGTTGCCGTGCTGCCGGGAATCGATGGAGTGGGCGGCGGGTGTGTTGATGAAGAGCGCAAAGAGTTTGCCGCAGGCCTCGACGGTGCTGGAGCTGACGGTGGAGCAGGAGCGGCGGATGGTGGGGAGTGCGTCGGCTGCGCCATCGGTGAATAAGGATGACCGGGGCCGGGAAGCCTTGAGACTGATGATTCGATTCAATACCGGGGAGATCAGCGAGAAGGAGTGGATCGCCGAGATGTACCGGATGAGTGAGAAATACAGGGACAGCGAGTTTGCCGCTGCGGCGCGTGGCCGCGATTTGTCGAGACAGGAGGTTTGAAGTGATGAGTGATCGAATCTGTATTTTTGGGGAGAAGAAGTCTGACGAGGAGTTTGCCGGGCGGTTTCATGACCTGGTGGCGGCGTCGCCGTTTGATGGTGTGATCATCGAGCGCTCGAGCGTATATCAGTCGGAGGAGAAACCGGGGGCTTACTTCCGGCTGCGCCTGCTCGGGCATCGTCTGAAGATGAATGTCGTCGTGTTTGTCGATGGCGAAAGGCTGACGGTGGAGGGTGTTTTGAAGGTGATTCGCAAGCAATTGATGCTCTGGGGCTCGATGGAAGCGCGGAAAAAAATTTACCTGAAAGCCTGCTGATACCTAGTGGAAACAATTTGGAAAAAGTATTAGCCAACTCTTTGATTCACCGGCTCTCAACGTATGAAAAATAATTATCAGTGGAAAGGGGGAAGGGGATTATGGCGGAAATCAGAATGCTCTGTGACAACAGAATTGAACTGCAGCGATGGAGCAAGGGATTCGGTGTGGTTGTCGAGTCGCAGGGTGTTGAAATCATGATCGTTGTGCCCGATTTGGCGGCACTTGATCTGTTGCAGAATGTGCTACCGGGGGCGGTCAGTAATGCCGAATCTGGCTTTGACGTGGTGTTCTATCCGACGACCAGGTTACCCGCTTCAGTGACTCTCTCCTCGCGCGCGCGGTTGGGAGGAGTGGCGGCGGCAGGCAGCGTGCCGGAACGGGTCCTCGTGCGGTTGGGAGTTGGACACGGAAACCGTGCCGAATTGGACAGAGAACAAGACGAAATGACACGGATACCGTGCCAAGGGGAAGAGAAATGACGGGCGCTGAGTTCAAACAGGCGAGAAACGAGCGGTTGGGGGTGAGTCAGGGGACGCTGGCGAAGATGATCCATACCCCGAAACGGACGATTCAGGACTGGGAGACGGCGGAAAGAGTGCCGGGCGTGGCGGCGATGGTGATGACGCTGCTGCTGCAGCGTGACCGGTGGGTGTTGGAAGGGATCAAGGCGAAGGTTGCCAAGGATATTGACGCGGCGGGAATGATCGTGAGCGAACCGGATCCCGCCTTTAGCGACGAGGAGGAAGAGGCCCATGGGTAAAATCAGTGCCGATCAGCTGCGCGAGTTGATTATTGCCATCATCATCGAGAATGCCGAAGTGCGGGCGTCGGTGGGGCCGGTGTGGCATCCGCCGTTTATCGACCTGGAGGATCTGCCGGCGGAGTTCGACACGGCCCTGGATGAGATCAACGAGGTGCGGACCGGGCAGAAGCTGGCGCGGGTTGAGGTGCTGCAGGATTTCAAGACGGCGGTGATCGATACCTTGGTGCGCCGAATGGAGTCGGCGGGCCGTGTTCTGGTCAGGGGGTGAGGGATGGCGGCGATTCGGCGGGATGTGCTTAAAAACGGCAAGTCGCGATATCGGGTGCGGGTGCGGGTGAACGGCGGCTATCGCAGCGCCACGAAGCCGAACCGGGCCGAGGCGCGGCGCTGGGCTGATGCAACGGAGCGGGAGCTGACGCTGAACCGGCTGTCTCCGTTGGGGCAGTCGGAGATTCTGACCTTCGGCGACCTGGTGGATAAGTACCGCCGCCAGGTGCTGCCTTACAAGAAGTGGCGCACTCAGCGGCAGCAGGAGCAACAGCTGCGGTGGTGGGTGGAGTACCTGGGGGCCGACCGGCCGCTGGTGCGTATCTCGCCGCCGGTGATCAGCGACGCCAAGGAGGCGCTGCTGCCCTTGTCGCCCGGCACGGTCAATCGTTATCTGGCGATTCTTTCGCACCTCTTTGCGCAGGCGGTGAAGGAATGGCGCTGTGTCGACAGCAATCCGGTGGCGTCTGTCGGTCGGTTGCCGGAACCTCGAGGGCGGACGCGCTGGCTGAAGAGCGACGAGCGGCGCCGGTTGATGGACGCCTGCAATGCCACGGATAACCGGTTTTTGGGGACGATTGTTACTCTGGGACTGGCAACGGGTGCGCGGTCGTCGGAGATTCGGCGGATGCGCTGGGACATGCTCGATCTGTTCCGCTCGATGATGGTCGATGGACGGCAGGTGGAGGTGGGCCGGTATTACCTCGAGGAGACGAAGACCGACGAGGCCCGGGCGCTGATCATCTTCGGCGAGGCGCTGCAGCTGATGCGCCGTTTGTATCGAGAGCGTCGCCCGGGGTCGGTCTGGTGTTTCCCTTCGAGTCGCGAGACGCACCAGCCGATTGATTTTCGGTATGCCTGGGAGCAGGCGCTGATTGCCTCGCGGGTCGAGAACTTCTGTTTTCATGACTTGCGGCACTCGGCGGCCAGTTATCTGGGGGAGCAGGGGGCGTCTCTGGCACAGATCGGGGCGATCCTCGGTCACAAGACGGCCAACACGACGAAGCGCTACACCCATTTTACGAGCAGCGGCACGGAACATCTGGTGGCAAAGATGAACGGTTCTATTTTCGGGAGGGTTTGAAGTGGCAAAAATGTTTGTACATCGAGTGCATCAACCGAATGACTGGTCTTGCTTTGCCGCGGTGGCGGCAATGATCACCGGGGACGATCTTGAAGATTTCGTGGCACATGTCGGTCACGACGGGTCGGCCATAGTCGAGGACGGTCCTTTTGAGGATGGCCGGCAGGGGTTCGCGCTCTGCGAAGTGATCGGGTATCTGGCCAGTCGCGGGTTTGTCATGGGGGTGAGCGCCCCGGTGAAGACCAAAATCTCGCGCGTTGGTTGGGCTGGGATACCGATCAGGGTTTTCGTTCCGGCATGGGAGCCCGCTATTCTGATCGTGCAGGGGGCCAGATACAATCATGCTGTTTTTTGGACGGGGAGAGAGGTTATTGACCCGAACCCCGAACGATTGAACGATGTCGAGACTCGCAACTATGACGTGCTTGAGTGGTGGCCGGTGAAAAGATCAACGACGGGAGCGGGAGGGAAGCATGATGGAACGAGTGCTTGAACGATGTCGGCAGATTTACAACCGGCACAATGAAGAAGAGCAGTTTCGCAAGTTTGCCGAGGAGGTTGACGAGCTGCGGGAGGAGTTCGAGATTGCGCGATTCAAAGGGCGCGGTTTGCACCTGGCGGGAGAGATGGCGGATGTCTGCATCATGGCGCTGCAACATGCCATGGCCATGAATGAGATGGGCCTGATGATTCGCCAGGTGATCATCGAGAAGCTGGACCGGCAGGATCGCCGCGACGGTCTGGCCGGAGGAGAGTGACCATGAACGTTACCTTGACTTGTGGCACCTGTGGCCACAAAGGGGAATTTGACGATTTTTGCAAGACGCCGGTCGGCGGGGATCTTCCCCGTGGGGTTTATCAGTGTCCGGTTTGCAATCGGGCGGTCCGCGTGACGGCTGGCCCTGGCGTTCGCTTTCCTTCAGGGCTGTATGTGCCTGGGCCGATCACCCTTGTCCCTGTTGATGCGAGGCTGTGAGATGACCGAGGGGATGCGGCAATTGCCGTTAAGCGATATGCCCCTGAACGTGGACGCCAAACAACTGCTGGACAGATTGGCGACTTGGTCTGCGGGCGGTGTCGGAGGGATGTCTTTCGGGACCCTGATCTATCAAACAGGTTGGGTGCGTGATCGAGTAAGCGAGGGAGTTCAGGAGTTGCTCGATGCCGGTGTGATTATCAAGCAGGGACCTTGCGGAGAATATTATGTCAGAGCCAAGTGGGAACACTTCTTTGGAAAATAATCTAGGGTCGAATCTGGCACGAATACGAAAAGAGGAGCGTCTTTCTGTCGACGGCCTGGCGTATCTCTGTGGCGTGTCGCGATGCACGATCTACAACATCGAGAGTGGGCACAAAGGAACTAAGGTCCCTCTGTTACTGAAAATCTGCAAAGCACTGGAGAAATCGCCCAACGAGTTGATTGGGTGGGTATAAGGGGGGGATTTAGTGGAACAACTTGCGATAGCGATAACAGGGTGCGTTGCGATCTGGCTGGCAAACGATCAGCGCCAACCGTGGCGCAAGTGGGCCAGCGTATTCGGGTTGGTTGGACAACCGTTCTGGTTCTATTCGGCGTTTATAGCTGAACAGTGGGGGATTCTGGCGTTGTCGTTTGTTTATACGGCAGCGTGGGTGCGGGGGCTGGCGGCATTTATTACGGAGGATGTTGTGGAAAAGACAAAGAGACCTTACATGGACATGGCTGGGAACAAATGCACCGTCTCGGAAATGATGAAGGCTGAACCGGAATGGGCCATGAGCCGGGTTTTGTTGGCACAAGAGTATGAAGATCTTATTTTTAAAATCAATCGGACGATGGGGCCGGATTGGGTTCAGCGAATGGCAAATTGTTTGCCTGATATTGGGTAACGCCACTGATAACCGGTGGCGACGGATGGAACGGCAAGGGCACTGCGACCCATTCCATCCGGTTGATCAGATTGTTAGAAACACAAACCACAACAGGAGAATACGAAGATGAC